GGATGATATTCATCAGAAAATCTACCATCCCAATCTCCATTATAACTTTTTTTAATTGGATCATAGTTACTTGGTATTTTAACTTTTAATAATTTGAGATCGTAAGATCTAGCTGGAGCATCTGGAAAAAATTCAGCAGTAAATAAACTTTTATAAATTGCTGTTTTAGGATAAATATACTCTTCTCTAAATATCTCTGTTATAGCATGGACACTGACAGCATCTCTTAAATTAATTACGGTGCTTTCTGGACTTGTTCTTTCTATTCTTACTCTATAGCCTAAAAAACCTTCTTCATCAGGATTTGTATTAGATAAATCAAAAGTAAATTTATCTATAAATCCAGATGTTATTTTACCGTAACTCCTTTCGTTTCTATTTAGAATTAAAGATAAATTGGTACGTGTTATTTTATATATTTTAAAATTATATGTAACCTCTCTTTCTCTAATATTTCCAACAGTTTGAGATATTTTTACTGATTGACCGCAACCTAGATTAAATGTTTTTTTATCTTTATTTGGGTCATTTTGCTGGTCATATAAACCTTCAACTTTTAAAGATACAATAATTTGACTTATATTTGAACTTCTAAAATCATATTGTTTAACAAAATCTGGTCCATATCTTAAAACATCCCCAATAGAAAGAGTTCTTGATGCTTGAGGAATAGAATTTGTAGAAATTTGATTATTTATTTTACTAGTTAAATTAACAGATCTAACTTGGTTTCCATTATCATATCTGAAATTAATTTGAGTATAATTATAGTTTCCAGCATTGTCAATTAAAGGTATATTTCTCCAATATACAGATCTTAAATAAGGATCATTATTTTTTGAAGTATAGGTCGTAAAAATATAATTATCCCATCCAATTTTTCCAGCACTTCCATTAAAAGAATATGATCCGCTCACCAAACCTTCAATTGGTCCTTCAGAAATCAAATCAGTTACTTCAGTTTCTGTTCTTGAAAGCACTCTTGAAGGCTTATCAATACCTTCTACTGCTTCCTTTGGAGTGTTCGGATCTGGAGGAGGACTAGGATAACATGGTGGTGGCGACCTACGACCACCGAAAACTAATGCCCCTTTAATTACTTTAGGATAAATTTTTTTAATTTTTTCTTCACTTTTCATTTTATTCTGTTCTTGGTGAATTATTACTTGTATTAGCGATATAAGTTGTATTAAATGAAGCACTGATAGTTTTTGATCCTACTAGAAGTCTTCCATAACCAATTGGTATTGGGCCTCCCTCTCCAGCAGTATTTGTTGGTCCATCAAAAAGATATGCTTTACCACCACCACCTTTTGGTCCAGCCACATCTGGAGCACTAAACTCGGGAGCCACATATGGAGGAGGAGAAGATAATAAAGCTAAAAATCCTACAGCAGCTAATCCAATTCCTCCAATTACAAGTGATGCAGCAAGAACTGCTGATCCTACACCTGCAACTAACAAACCTACGCCAGTAAAAGCAAGTGCAACTCCTATAATTGCTGCAAAAATACCCCCATTACTTCCAGATCCTTCTACTAAAGGCACAATATCAATTGAAATTAATTCTTTATCATTAAAATTTGTAAATAAATTAGAATTAATTACTTTATCAAAATCATTTTTTATTTCTTCTTCTAGTTTAAATATTTTAAAATCTTTATCATTTATCAAAACTCTATATCTAATATTTTTTTTATCTAGTTCATAAAGACTTTGATATAGTTTTTTTGTGTTTGCCTCTATAGCCCTTATAGCTTCACTTACGCTACAAACATTAAGATCCATAGATTTTCTATTTATTTTTTCCCCTAGAATTCCATGAACATTTACTTTTACCATAAAATTAGTCTCTATTTGTAGCTGGAAATCCACCAAAAGGAAGCCCTCTGTCACTTAAAGTGCCATCAAATCTTTTTCTACAGCCCTTTAATCTTTTAGAACATTGGTCTGCTATCCAATAATTCGTATCAAATGGAGAATATATATTATTATTAATTTTAGAAACAAAATAATATTTAATACCATTAATCTCTACATATACATATTTTCCTTTGCTATATGAAAGTGGTGGATCATTTTTAGTCCATGCTAATGGCGATCCTGCAGAAATTGCCGTTGGGCTAATCAATTCGCTAATATTTTCATCTTTATCAGTAGCAACTGGTGCGCCACTATTTTTTATATTACCATAAATATCAATTCCTTCTAAATAGCTGCATCCTTCTCCACGATATTCAAAGGTACAAGCTTCACTATATAATGTTCTTAAAGGTAATTTAATATTTTCTATATCTAAAATTGAACTTAATTCATATTCAAGAATATTTTTATTTTCTCTTGTTTTTCTATCTACGTAGTAAATGTCTTGTGGTAATTCAGCATAAGGGTCAGGATCAATAGTAAAATTATCATCATTTATAATTCCTCCACCGCTTTTGAAATTGACTGCATCAAGATACTTCAAAAAAGTTCTTCTTCTTTTAACAGAAACGCCAATTATATCGCCAATTGATTTAATTGTATTTTTTACTCTTCTGAAAAAATAATCATATTGAGATATTTGCACTTGATTAGTAAATGTTAATTTAGGTTTAGGCAACGTTCCTTTGGCAACCATTTCAAATCCTTCTATAAAAATTGGAAATGGTATATATCTTTTTCCTTGCCAAATAATTTGACCGAATAAATTTGGATTATCTAATTCACAACTTATATTTTCTAAATTAATATTTAAATTATGAAAACGTAATACTCCAGCTGGCGTATCAATATTTGATAATGCATTATATGGCGAGCTGATACTACCATCGAAACTAATTGTAGCTAATTCGAGATTATCTCGACTTATTCCAAATTCTCTAAAATCAAATTCATATAAACTTATTATTGCTGAAGGATTAAACTTTGAAGATTCTTGGAATATTTTTTTAGAAGCATTTAGTTCTGTTGAATTTATACTCATATATTAGCAGTTTCTGTAAACCTCGCAGTTATATTAAAATTATTGTAAAAATTATAACTTATATCCCATTCTTCACATACAAATCTTTTTGGATATCCTTGAGATCCATCAAAATTATAAGGAAATGGAGCATCAAAAAAGAAGCCTTCTGCAGCTTGACGCTTGTGCAAGAAATGAGCAATTGCTCTTGTTTCATTTTTATCTCTTCCTTCAAAAGTTAAATTAAATCTTAATGCATTAGCGTTTATACCATCAGGAACTCTTTGTTCGTATCCATTACCAAATTTAATTACATTGACTAATGGTTTTAATTGTAATTGAGAAGCATAACTTGGAGCCCAAATAAAATCTGGTTTTATCAAAGTTCCATAAGCTTTATATCCTCCCCAATTTAAATTTGCTGCAGAAGATGGAGTATTGTTTGAATTATTATTTTTTAAACTGTAATAATAACTATTTCCGTATAGAATTATATCATTCTTAGAATAAGAAGTGAGGTTGCTCCAAACATTCACGTTGTATAATGATAAATCGCTCATTTTTTCCTTACACCTTTAGTATTATTACACTTATTAATAGTGTAATTAATTTATAATGTTAAGAAGAATAGTTAAAGAAAATCAGCATTTTTATATAGATTCTAAAGAAGTTTTAGGTATCCAGGACTTTAGTTTTAACTATGATTTACCTATAGATCAAATCAGATATTTGGGTATGGAAACAGTTACCTTCGCTCAAACTAGACCTGTCACAGCAGAAATTACCCTTAATAAATTAATGATAGATGCGGATAACTTCTTAAATTATACAGGAGATACAACATTTAGTGGCTATTTGGAATATAAAGACAAATATTTTGCCTTTAACTCTGGTATACTAAATAATTACACTTTGGCATGCTCAGTAAATGAAATCCCTACCCTTACTACAAATCTTACAGTTTTGGGCCAATTTGGATCTGGAGTTCAAAAGGCTGTTTCAACCCTACCTAAAAATGATATAAAAATATTAAATTATGGAGATATTGAAGTATCTTTGAATGATTTTCAATTTAATAGATTACAAAATCTACAAATATCAATAGACACAACTAGAAGCATAATTTATAGTCTTGGAAATTCATATCCTATTCAAATTGTTTCTAATCCTCCAACTGTAACAAATATAACATTTGGAATCAAAGCTGATGATTATCAAGTCAAAAGCATAAGAGAACTTCTTTGTCAATATAAAGTTGATTCACTTAGTATAACTTTTAAAGATTTTAAAAATCCTACTGGAGCTGCGATTCTAGCATTCAACTTTAATGAGGCGATATTCCTAGGAGAATCTTTTCAAGGTTCCGTCGGAGATTCGTCGATTGTTAATTTAACTTACCAAGCTTATAGCCGCCCAACAATACCAATTCCATCAAGATTAAATCTACCTAATGAAGATACAATTGATTTAGTGAATAACATTAATTTCTCTGATCCTTTTCCCACAACCACAACTACAACAACGACTACAACCCCTTGCCCTTAATTTCTTGTATAGTTTTATCTAATTCAGAAAACTTTTTATCTATTTTTAAAAGAATATCTTCAAACATTTTAGAGGCTGTCTCATCTTCAATTTCTGGAAAAGGTAAATTCATATATGGCAATTTATTTGAAACAATATAAAAAAACTCATTATTTCTTTTAATTTCAGAAAGATCTTTGTCTGTTTTTATTAAAATTTTATTCGTTACAACAATACCATCTTTTACATTTTTTGGTAAATCATTAAGAAGATCTAAGATGATAAACTTGTCTCCATAAATAATGTTTTTAATTAAATTTGTTTTGTAATTTTTGACACTTGATCTTCTATAAAAGTGATCTATTTGAATTCTTGCGCCATTTTCTGCTACAAAAAATATATCTTGATCTGGCGGGCTAGGATATAAACCTTTTTCCGTCACTCCAAGATCTAAATCTGTCTCACTAATATTTTCCACATGAAGCATAGTTTTTTTACCTTCAGATTCCAGATTTCCTTCTGGAGTAAAAGTTTGATTTTTATAAATTTTACCTTCTCTATTCAATACTTTATCGTATCCAAAAAATTCATACTCGTCATAGTAAATATCAACATAATCATTTTCACTAAATTCAAAGCACTCCTCAAATATGTGAATTTTATTAGGAGCCTCGATGTTTTTAAAATGTTTTTCTATTTTATAGCTAGAAAAATCATTTATTCTTAACGTAAGGAAATCTGCATCAAATACAACGAACATGCCCTTTCTAATTGGCAGATTAGATATATTTGCATGAACTAATATACCATCTTTTATTGTTGAAGCCTTATATCTGTCCATTTAAACATTATATGAAATATTTTATTAATAATCTAGAATTTATAATATCATTTGGTCTTGTATTAAAATTTTTATTCATTAAATAACCAGATCTTAAAAAGATACCAATACCAGTAGATACTCCAACAGTTCCAGTATAAACGATTTTTGTGCCACTTATTACATTATTCATATCTCTTATAGAGGTATCATAGCTGTCTAAATCAATATTAATATCTATTTCTTCTCTATTAAATATTACTCTAGAAGGATAGCTATAACCAATATCATAAATAGGCTGAATATTAGCATTATAATTAATATCCATTCTTCTTACTTGATGTCTGCTTAATTCATTGTAATTATCGCTAAAAGCTATTAAAGTATTCGCTCCATGCATATAAAAGCTATAATTATAATTATTAGAGACCATTGGATATTCAGTTGTTCCAGAACTACCAGTAAAACCACCAACGCCAGTGCTAAAGAAAATAAATTCAGCTTGATGCTGCACTAAATTATTTGGATCAACAGAAGTATTAAAACTTCTTAAGTATCCACTCTCAAAAACACTATTTCCGCAAGTAATCTTATAGTTATGTTTTATGCCATTTTGTAGTAAAATATTATTATAAAAAATATTATCATATGGTATTTGGCCAATGAAATTAATTTGAATTGTAGAAGTAATTCCATCTGTATTGAAACTTCTATATGGTTTTCTTCCGTCTATTGGAAAAGTAAAATTAGCATTTGGATTTAAATTTAAAGTAATGTTTTGAGCAACAAAATCATAACCTGAATATGTTAAATTTCTTTGTCCAGATAAATTATAACTTTCTAAAGAAATTGGAAAATTTTTATATGAATAAAACATTAGTAATATTTCGTAAACTTTCTTAAAGTTGTAACGACTCCATTGTTTTGGACATTCCCATTTACTGATATAGACTGAGCATTGCTAATAGATAATGTATAATCTATATCTGGCGCACACACAGCGCTCATATTTACAGTAATACTTTTCATGTCTCCGCTGTATAAAATTCTTCTATAAAGATTTTCTGTTAACTCTAATTCTTCTACAGCTCCATTGTATTTAATTGTTTTTGGGTAACTTGAACCTAAAGTAGTTATTGGTAAATACTGAGTTCTTAGATTATAACTCAGCCCATAATAATTTGATGCATCTTCACCAGAATTATTAGTAGTACTTGGTGAAAGAGAAATATTCGCGCTATCTCCATGAAGAAAATCTGCATTTATAATTTGATTTGGATTTAATTGAGATTTTCCAAATTGTCCACTAGCTGGCAAAAAACTGACAAAAGTTGCTTGAGCAGAAGCTACTGTGCTTGGATTGACTGTAAGAGAAAAACTTTCTAAATAAGCTTCTCTAAAAGTTAATCCTCCAATGTCTACATAATAAGATGGAGCTTGATCAAATTGTCCACTTTTAAGTATTTCAATTATGTTTTTTATTGGGTCTTCATTTTCTATGAGATATTGAAATGAAAAATTATTAGTTATATAATTGCTTGGAAATTGTAAATCCGAAGAGAAATAACGTCCAAGAGACTTTAATTCATTAATACTATTCGTGGTGCTAAAATTAGCATTTGTAGCTACAATATATGATAAATTATTAAGATTTGAGCCTATCCTAATAGGCGCATGTTTAAATGATAAGCTCTCCATATAAGAGAATTTACACTAATAAAACAATATAATTATTTAAATTAGCCAGTGTAACCTGAGCTGCTTGCGCATTGTCCTGTTAATTATAAAAATGCCATCAAGTTCAGCCTTGTTAAATTAAATTTAATAAGGCCTCCGCATCAAGCACTACATACAAAAACTCAGTTTTCAGGATGATGTGTGGGGTTCAAATTATTTTATTTTCAATTTTAAATGAAAATTTTCTTATTGTTACCAATAAGTTTGGACTATATCTTACTTGTATTTACAAGATCGGGCGCTCGTGTCTCTTTTATTGTTGCGATAACTCAAGAGTTAGTCTCTACACCTTTTCATGTCATATTATCGCGACATGAACTTGGCTCGGTATTATCCTATATGTCAAAGAACTTTTTTATTTTTTTAGGATTTCCACCGAATTCACCCGATAGGGCCAATTCATAATATATTACACATTTTATAAGAAATTAACGCTTATAGGAAAAGATTTATTAGCACCAGAAGAATCACTAACATTTACTAATAAATTACCAGAAAATATTCCAACACCAATTTGTCCAGTATTATGTATGCAGAAAAATATATCATTTTGATAAGCTCCAGATTGACCACTATGAATTATATATTTTCCAGCAGGTAAAGATCCAGATATACCAGTAGCAAAATGAACAGACCCATTTGAATTTAAAACTCTAATATTGTTTGAATCTCCAGTCGCTTTCCAGAATAAATTTGATTCCATTTTTGGTTTATAAAAACCAGAAGATATTCTATCTAAAGTATTAGAAGAATATACTCCCGTCCCCGTATTATATATACTTAAACCAAGAGTTAATTTTGGATATCCAGAAATTCCGCTACTCCACGATATCGTGTTTCCAGTTGGGTAAACTTGAAACCCATTGATATTATTATGAAAATCTCCAGTATATCTAAAATAGAAATTATCAAATGCAGCACGAGCCCCATGGTTAGATATTCTATATGTTATTGGAACGTTTACTCCAGTAATATTATATATTGCATCATTTCTATAGATACCACTTACTCTAACATACCCTGTATAGTTTTGATTTAAAGAAAGCCCACTTGTATTTATAGAATAACTTATATTTCTTTTTCTAAAAAGATGTTTTCTTGCTGGACTTCTATAAATATCTCCTCCTCTAATACTAAAACCTGTTGGACATATTGGATCAATAATTATTTTTGGATCTAAAGAAGTAACTTGATAATTGAAACGGTAGTTTCCAGAATTACTTAGATTTATTGTTCCAAATAAATTTTCGCCAGATATGCCAGAATGACGCATTATATAATTTTGGTTGTTACCAGTTACATTTGGGTAATTTTCTGTATTTACTTTTGCTCCAACGCTTAAATATGAAAGTTTATTATTTGGTCCAATCCCACTAGTAAATGAACCTGTAGTTATAAAAAATTGATATCTCATTATACCTGCAGTAACTTTTTGTTTTTTTGTTTTAAATCCAGCTGGATTTGCAAATGGCACTAAACCACTATCACTAAATCTAGAGATCATTATACATTCAACTTGCTTACCAGTAAGATCATTTATTGTTCCAGTTCCTTGTATATATATTTCATTATATCCTATAGCTTCTCCAAATAATGTATATTTATAACCGTATTTACCAGCTAATTCTTGTGAAAATCCTGCGCCAGTTAAATCTCCACTAGTAGCGAAATGAGTTTCGCCTAAATTTCCATTTTGTGTACCAGAATGAAGAATCAAATCAAAAATATTTTGATAAGGAAAAGTAAAATCTGCTTTGTCTCTAGTAGGTTGCCAGTATCCTAAAACGGTATTTTGAAATTCTTGATTTTTATTTAAAGATTTAAAGCCATCTAAATCTATATAACTTCCAGAATAAGGCAAGGCTCCTTTTGACCAAAAAGGATTAGATTTGGTTGAAAAATTTCCTAAAATTTGAATTGCGGTTATATCTCCTTGAGCCATATTCTTTTATAATTACACTATTGTAATTAACCTCCTACTGTAAATCTAAAAGCTCTTGCACTTGTACATCCTGGAGTTGTACTTGTGCTTGTAGTCGTCGTTGTTGTCGTTGTTGTAGTTGTCGTTGTTGTACTTGTCGTTGTTGGACTGCTAGGTGTTGTCGTAGTACTTGTGGTCGTCGTAGTTGTCGTAGTTGTTGTTGGTGCAGGAGTGGTAGTGGTACAATTCGCGTTAATATTTGAACCAAAAGTATTAACACTTTCATGACATTCGCAATTTGGAAATACTTCGCAAAGATCCACTCCATTTCTAGAAAGTCTTGGCGATGCTGGTTTTGTATTTGTATTGCTAACGTAAACATTAATCGTATCATTTTCAAAATCTATCCATACATGTTTAGTCTGACCATCGGAAAAATTTATATCGCACATTTTAGTCTGTTGAATAGATTGGTCTGCGTTACCAGAAATATTCAATTCTACTACACTATAATTAATTTCTCCAGCAGCAGATGATAAATCATTATTTAATACATTATAATGAGTATCAAAAGATACAGAAAAACTATTTTGCATATTGTTCGGATTTAAACCTAGTTTTCCCTCTGCACCTAAAGCTCTATTAGAGTTTGTTAGAATTATAAAAGATAATCCATCACCAATCTCACCAATATTTGGATAACCAGGTTGACCCAAACTAGCAGGGCAAGTTGTTCCATCATTATAATATTGATAATCTGCACAAGTAGCAATTGTACTAATTGCAGATCTAGAAATTTTAAAAGTAAAATATACTTTGAAAGGATTAACTTTTGTGCTATTCCAACTGTCGCCATTTCCCCATCTAAATTTAAAAGGTTTTTTAAAATAAAAATTACCAGTTTGATTAATAACGTCATTTGTTAAAACTATTGAATTTCTATATGAATTACTATAAGAATTTGGGTTTAAATCTTCTTCATTTATATAAGCATTGCCTGTAAAATTTAATTTACTTGGATAAAAATCTTCATTTATAGAATCAATTTCCCAAATATTTTGAAAATTAAATGATTGTATTTCATGTTTTGATCTTGACGAAGAACTTGTTGAAGCTCCAAAACCTATAAATGCTAAATCACAACCTAATTCTTGTGGTAAGTCTTGATCATCTTCAAAGCACGTTCTTAAATCTGATTTATTGCTTGATAAATTTAATAAATTTCTTTTTAAGTTATCACGACCTAATTGGTTTTGTGAATATAGAGAATATCCACTTGCTTCTGCATAACAATTACTATTACGCCAATTGTATAGATTTAATCCTTGATCTCCAGTATAAAATACTCCAGTATATTCATAATAACAATTAGAACATCCGCTGGTCTGTACTTTATCTAAAACTTTTTCATACGCATTAACAAATGATGTACTATTTACTGCTTCATTTACGTTACTACTTTGAGATGAGTTTGTGACAGAATCATATGGACATGGTACACTTATAGTTATATTATAATTATAATTTGAACAAGATATACTATTTACTCCACTGATTTTTAAAAAATCTATTTCAGTTAGAATATTTTGCTCTACAAGATCATAATTAACATAACTTTGGTCATTACCTGTTACTGAGCCAGTTATATAAGAATAAGGTTGGACGTATATGGAGGCGCCATTTTTTCCTGTTAGTATGTCAATTGGAATTATTCCTGGATTAGAAATTGTGAAATCAATTCCTTCAGCAAGATTTGCATTTGCTGTTAAGAAAAAATTATATCCAGTACTATGCTTCAGTTCTTTTTTTATCAAATTATTATTTGATACTGTTCCATTAATTAAATTTTCATTTGGCACAAATCCTTGACTAAAATTTGTAACGCCAGAATATCTAATAAAAGATGGTATATTATGATTTATACATGGAGAAAATACTGGATTTAAAGTCTTTACTTCTCCAGCTATAAATAGTCCAGTTGTTATTCCAGTTTTTTCTACAAATAAATTAAAAAATCCACTTCCTGTATCAGTCGTAAAATTTATAAAATTTGTTGGAAGAAAAGTTGGTATAGGTAAATAATTATCATATTTATAATTAAAATATTGAAAACTTTCATCTGTATATATTTGCCATCTGGCTTGCCAAGGATATTTCGTATCATCATCTGAATAATAAGCATAAGCATTATTCAAAGGATCATAAATATCTGTTAAGAACCACCTACTTCCTGACCAAAAAATTTGCTGGTCTCCAAGATCTTTAATATATTTAAATTTTCCACTAAATATGGTATTACTAGTATACTCTCCAGTTGAAGTGTTTAATCCAGCACCAGAAATAATTACTTTGTTTAAATTATTTGAATTATTAAGTAATGTTACTCCTTGAAAATTATTAGATGAATTTCTTGGAGTTGGATAGCCAAAGTAAAAATCTCCAGAATTATCATTAGTGTTATATGAGCCATTTAATTTTCTAAACATGGCTAATTGGGAATTTGGTATACTTGGAACAGGATAATTTCCTTTATGATCTGATACGCCAGTTGGTCCATATCCAACAAAATCAACAATACCTACTGCTCCAGTGGAGAACGGTTGGCTTCCACTTAAAATCGATGAGTTTGATCTTAATGCTATTTTTCCACTTGTTGCACTTAGAAATAATCCTCCACTTAAATTAGGACTTAAAAGAGTTCCATGTGGGCCAAAAGCCTCTGCAACTAGAAGATATGATTTCCCCTGTATTGATCCATTTAATGTATGTCTAAACCAATTTTCTGATACCGCCGAAGAGTATTGTAATGACCAACCATTTATATCGACCACATTAGGTCCTTGATTATATAATTCTATATAGTCTGCGTTATAAATAGAACTTAAATTTCCTCCAGCCCCATAAATCTGACTTATGACTACGCCAGTTTCTTCTGACCCAAGTTTTCCAAAATAAATATTACTATAATCTGCCATTTGATTAGCATATCTACCGAATTGGTTATAGATATTTTTATAATAATTATTTAGTGGTAATCCACTTTTTAAATAGCCAGTTAAATTAAGAAAACCAGAATAGGATTCATCCATGCAAAATCCTGTATAATATCCTGTAAGTTGTTTT